CTTGCAATTTAGCCTGAGCGGCCTTTTTCGCAGCAACTAGTTTGTTGATGCGCTTCTGCACGCCTCGGCTTAATGGACTTTCAGGCTCACCTTCTTCATCGGTGGGCTGGTCGGCCTCTTCTTCAGCTTCAACCTCTGAGTCCACAATTGGCTCTTCGGTCTCTACTTCAGGTTCGGCCTGCTGCTCCTCTTTGGCTGGAGCCGCCTCCTCCTCGTTTAGGAAATTAGATTTAATGAAATCAGTTAAACTGTTTCCACTAATGTTTCCGAGGTTGTTTGCAACGGGTGTACTATCTGCCTCCTGACTCCCGGCGTCAGGCTGTGTATTTGTGTTATTCATGCTATATTGGTAGCAAGCCCTTTTTAATTCAATCCAGTAACGCTGGAAGGCCCGTTAGTGGCGTTATGCCAAATCTTTTTCAGGAGTCAAGCCATTTAATTGTCTAGCTTGTTTTCTTAATTCAATAAGCGTGCTTAAAGCCAGATTAATTCCGTCAGCCTGCCCAGCCGCATGTATTCTATCTTCTCCTTTGCAGTCTTTACTTATAGCAAGCATCCAGTGCTGTTCTTGTAATTGCTCAAGAACCTTGCATGTTTCTGACCAAATAATGTTTTTCCCTGAAAATCCAAAAGCGTTCTTTTGATCTTCCGTCATATTACTGTTGCGCCTCCTGCTGTGCCACTGGCGTTACTCCAATCCGGCCAATTTGCGCGTTTTGTTGTTGCATAACAGACATTTGCAGGCTCTTAATGTAGTTCTCAAACAACGCTTTAAAGTTCTCGTCCTGCTGAAGAGCCGCCTGCGCTTTCGGGTTGGCCTGCATCACCTGCTGCGCGTATTGCAGCTTGGTCTGTGCAGCCGGATCGTTCTCTTGGTATAGCGCCTCGTTGCCGAGCAGCATCATGCCAATGTCTGACTGCACATCTTTAAACATCTGCCTGCTGGCATCTTGCGGATTAAGAATCAAGTCTTTTGCCACTTCTGGAGCAACGGCCTGAATCATCATCTCAGTGAGCTTGTTTCTGTTTAAGACTCCGCCAGTGTCAAGTTGTGCAACCTTGGTAAGGAAATCAATCTTCTGCGCAATGTACTCTTTATCGAGATCCATCACGTCAAATTTGACCGTTAAATCAAACTCGTTGTGGATGTCAGACAAGTTTTGCGGCAGTTGGCCTCCAGTAATGCGCTGGATCTCAACAGGGGACATGTACTGGCAGCACAAACTAAACATCTGCCGGAAGATCGTCCGCCAAGTAAGCAGCCAAGTGTTTACCAGCATCTGTTGAGCAAGCTGTGTTTTGCGTGGATCAACATTAGGATTAACCGTACCAAAGTAAGCGGCATGGCTTGCCTCGACTTGTTTAATCAGCTCAAAAGCAACATTCGGCTCGCGAGCTGGAGGATCCATGAACGTGTAGTCCGTTGGACTTACGACAGGTAACTGCACTCCGGGCCCAACTCGATTAATGGCTCCAATGCGTTTGACGACTTTGATGGGGGGAAGAGTCGAGAAGGCAGTATGATCCCGGATGGAATCGTGCTGCGCTTTGATTTCATCTTGATCCGTGTGTGCAAGCTCAGGAACGCCGCGAGTATCAGTAATGGCACGGCGGATGCACTCACGACGGAACTCCACAAACGGATACTCTCCGTGCGCGTAATCAAGCCTTTCATGGATAGCATACGAAATTTTTTCTTTCGGATGATCTACGGCAGCCTGCGGGCAGATAACCGTGTAGTAGATGCACGGAGCCTTGCCGTCCAGACTCTTGGTGTAGCAGTACACCACCTCAATCATGTTTTGATAGTTAAGGCCGTTGTATACAAGAAGCTCCGTGCTTGGCAGGATGTTCGTGTTGTACATTGTGCTGCTCTTGCCAGCCATCTGCACAGCCAGCTCTACCCAGTCTTTGTTCCAGCCTTCAGTGGTAATCTTCTCGCGAATCTCCACTTCAGACATCCATGTCCGGCGGAAAATTACACGGGATCGCTGGAGGTCTGCCGTTTCAGGCGGAACAAGAACTTCATCCCAAGGCTTAAGAGCAATAATCTCAGGCAAGTTTTTGCTAATATACTCTTCATCTCTAGAGGATACTCCAGTAGTGGCAAGTTCTTTAACCATTCGCTTTGCCTCGCGAGCGGATAGCCCCGGCATTGTAGCCTCCAGAATAGCAGCAGCCTCATCAGACTGTTGCATGATCAAGTCTGGCAACTGCATGAGCGTCGGGCTTTGCGACTGTTGCGCCAAGGCCACAATTTCATTCATCGTGACAGGCTGTTCGCGCTTGCTGATGTTCTGTCTCCAGCCCACAAAGAAAGCCGTCCAGCCGTACTGAAAAGCGTACTGTGCGCCAAGCTCAGCCTCCCTGCGCAGCTCCAGCGGCATCTTATTGTCGCGAACCCAATGCAAAAGCGTTGTGGCTATGCCGCTAATCGACATATCCTGCATTTCAACCTCGCTTGCGCGAATCGTTGCACGCTCAAATGCCGTTACCAGTAGCGACGAAAGCTCGTTGCAGGTAGAATCAATTAAACGGTTGCGAACGTCACTCGCCCCCTCAAACGGCCATGCCGGGTCACCCTCGTTGCGAAGGTTGCTATGCTTCTTGCCGTCGTCACTCTGGCCTGCCCACCGTGCAAAACGCACATCATCGAACTTGATCGTCAGGTTACCCTGCGTCGAGTTGATCATGGCACGATTGTATTCGCTCAACAGATCCCCAACGTCGGGGACATTTGTTGCAATAGCCAGAGGATCTGAAGAAGCTGAATACATAGAAAGATAAAGTTCAATAAGAGCCGCTTTGAGCCATTTGCCTCATTTGCTTTTCCCATTGTTCACCGCCGAAGTATTGTGGCTGCATAACCACCATATATCCTAAGGCGTCAATTGGATCTTTACTAGCACCTTTTTGTCCATCTTGTCCAGTCCATTCCTTTAAACTGTAAATCAAGTTCTGACAACGCTCATGCACCATTAACTTGGGATGGTTTACACCTTTTTCCATTGGTTTTTCTCTATCCCATGACAAAAGATCATTGATTAACATCACCCGCTCTTCAATTGGCATGGCGGCGGCAGGAGTAAATATAAGTGGATTATCTGTCTGATTAAGCAAGTCCAACACTGTAACACCCCCATCACGGGTGATCGTCTCCGTGCCAGCCGTCCTTGGGTCAATCCAACGGTCAACGATCATCTCGCGCCGGTCGCCAGCCGTCTCCAGGCTCCAGATCAAGTCCGTATACTCGTTCACCCCGCGACCTGCACCCGCCTTCTGTGCCGGGCCAGCTCGACCGTCGGCCTTGTCACTAGGGAGCGCCCATTCCCCGTAGCTTTGGTCGGGCCATTCACGGTAGACCCAAAGTATACCGTATTTATCCACCCTACCCCAGAGCATGAACCAGTTCCGCGCCCCGGCAGGGTCAACGGTCATGTAGTTGCTTCCTTCGGGGATCAAGTCTTCCGGCTCCCCCTTCCACAGGTTGTGGTCACCAAACATGGGAAACTCGGAGCCAGCCGTCTGATCTGCCCAGCCATAAGCGCGGATCTTGATGTCGTGGCTGGAGCGCCCCGAAAGCTCCTGCTTCATCCGTTCCCAGTTGTTGTACGGGTTAAGCTCGGTATGATACCAGATGCAGGCGTGTCGTCCGTACAGGTTCTCGGCCATGTAGGGCATCTCACCCTTGGGTACGGTAAGGACGTTGCTATTGGGCAAGAGCGGCGAGGGGCGGCTGACGGTGACCTTGGTACTGTTGATGTACTCCTTCACGACCTGGGTGTACCCTTGCACCGGCGTAAAGGTGACGATCAGCTTGCCTGAGCGTGTCACAAGCCGGTAGCGGAGGGTCTCCAGCCAGTTCTGCGGGACAAGCTCGTCGCACCAGACGTAGTCCACCTCGCCACCTTCGACCACCTTAATGTCCTGGGCATAGTTCAGGAACCAGATCTGGTTGCCCATGTACACCGCCGTATTGTCGCTAAAGCCGTTCTTTTGGCTAAAACTAATTTGCGTATGATTAGTACGTTTAATGTTGCGAATCTCTGGTGGAAGGTACTTATAGAATACGTTCTGCTGTGCTGACACGCTGGTCATGTGGGTCGTGTGCAAACACCAGATGCGGATGTTGCGTTTACCCTGGCGTTCCTTGATCCAGTCGGGTGTAGTGCCGGACAGGTCAGTGCCGATGAACGCTTGAGCCATCCGTTTGGCTGCGTACTCGGTTTTTCCTGAATTGTGATGGGTTATCGCCGCATGTATGTAGTTATGATATACTGGGACGGTGAAATCCCACACAACGTCATTCCGTATAAATTGCACTGACTCTATCTTAAGGTCTTCACATGGATGAAAGAGCTCAGAGCTGGTAGACAGCTTTGAAATAGGCATCCACGTTTTATCTTTGCACAAAACAAGGTGTGCCCCTGAGCAAACAACCGATGTGCCAAGGTTTGTCTTTACCTCAAAGAGATCCGCATTTTCTTTCTTGAAAGGAACCTCAGCCTCAGCCACCACAACCTGCCCGGTTGATTCATCTATGGCCAGAACATGAAACGGCTTGTTGATGGCATCTACGCGCAGCTTCTTGCCGGTCTTGGCATCTGTGATCTCCGTCTCCCCAGCCAGGCATCTATTCCCGCCAAGGATGACCGTCTCGTTAAAACGGTTGAGCAGGCTGTCCGCGTCGGGCCAGTGCGCCAGTTCGTGGCCATAGCGCATCGGATCGTTCTGTTCAGCCTTAATCTTGTTCTCCCGCATAAGGAACAGATCAAGCACCTTCTCCGGGCCAATGTTCTGGATCATAGCCAACCTTTCCCGCTTATTAGGCGCAGGCAGGATTGGATGATCCTCCAGCTTGTAGGCTAAAACTTTCTCGATAATTTCCTGATTTTCTTCATTCATAGTGTTGACGTTTTTCCACGATGCCCTATATTTGTTGTGTCGTCAAATAGGCGACCGTGTACCCTCTGCACCACCTGAAACATCGGACGCACAGGCGATTAAATGGTTCCAGCTATCCCTCTTGAGCTGGATTAAACATCTGCATCGGTCTCAAAGTTGCAGAGTACTGACAGTCACGCCTACGAGAATGGCAAGAGTTTCCCGAACGGGTAGCCATCACTCATGACTGTAATTGCGAAACGAAACGACGACACTTATACGGATCGTTAAGTCTCATTTCTGTATAGTACTCCCCCAAGATAGGCAGTAATGCTGAGTCTTGGGGGTACTATGCTCACTCGCAACTCTCCTTGCCGGATTGTTTATCTCCCACGGTGAGCAGCAGCTTCTGCTGCGAGAGTGATAAGCTGGCGCTTCGACAGTTATCACGGCAACACGAAGCTAGAGCAAAAGAAAGTCACTAGAGAAGGGGAATATCACTAGTGACTAAGAACTTGATCTCAGCTTAAGAACAGATGATCCAAAGTATAGCCAACTCAAAGGTGTTAAGCTGCATCTCTTGCGCGTTCACCAGGCTTAAGCACCACTTAAGCGCGATATGCAGAACATAACCTGCGCTTAATGCGAACATAAGCGACTTAAGCTTGCTCTTAAGCCTTTCGAGCTTGTCATATACCGCCAACTTGTCCTTGAGCGTCATCTTATGCATAGCGTCTTGTTCTTAACCCGAATGATTTGACCGCACTTAAGATTGAGTCCCTTGAGCCCCACAAACACTTGTTCCTCCTTGTCCGTCTGCACCCAGCGCCGGTTCGGATACAACCTGACAATCTTCTGCTCCACACTTACCCCACTCTGCACAGGTTCCGCAACATGGGGCGCTTCTACTTGAGCCGGCACGTCCGCTTGCGGCTCAGAGGCGCTTTGCTCGGCCACTTCACCGGGCAGCGTGCCATCCAACAGGTCGCTACGATAGATGCGCTTGAAGCTGCGAAAGCACTTCCGCTCGATGTAGTCCTCCCCGAGCTTGTACGACATGGGCCGATACGCCGGACCAAGATGCTGCTTAACCGTTTTCTCGCTTAGTGTGTACTTGATTGTCATAGTGACACCAACGGTACACTAGCGCAGTGTAGCGTGCAAGGCGGGGAAAGAGAAAGCCCGCTACGCTCCTCAAGGCGCAACGGGCTTAGTGTGGCCAACGTGCGCCCCAGAAGGGAAACACGGAAGCCGAGGTGTCTTGGACGACGTAGGGGAATGTAGCATGGCGACGGGTACACGCAAGCGCGAAGGGGGCCAGTTGGCGAAAAAAAGTCTGAGGGGGGGAATGCGTCGCCGTCGCCGTCGTAATAACAGGTCGGCCCCCCGCCCCCCCTATCGCCGGTTTTACAGAGTAAAAACCCCGTTCCATATGACGTACATAGTATTCAGTTATTGGCAAGGTGCTCGAGCTCAACGGCTTACAGGGGTCGGCTAAACGTAGGGTGTCGGGATCGTCAAAACGTGCGTCGGGGAACGTCAAAAGGGCGATGCTGGGACGATGGGCGGGCGTACCGGGCGCGGGCGCGGGCGCGCGGTGCTTTCGTGTGACGCTGGGGGCGTAACGCATTTTCTTCACCTTATTGCAACTTACTTGCACTACGCTAACGCAACTCACTTGCAATAGCGCCGCCGCTTTCGCTCTCGCCGTACCACAGTCGCGACAGTCGCGAGCTCGCCAAGCTGTCACACTCATGCTTTTTTCTTTGCCCATCTTCTCTTTTTTATTGCCACGCTATACCGAAACGCTAGTCTCGCCACTGTTAGTTCAACCTTAACCAACCCAACTCAGCTTATGAACGTCCACGATATGAACGCCTTAGAGTTCGCGGCTTATACCCGCTTGTGCCTTTTCCTTCTTATGGGAGGATGCGCGCTTATAACCGCAACCCTTTGGCTTTCAGTCTATTTCGACTACCGCAAAAGCAAGCAAAAATAACCTCAGCAACCTAACACACTACAAACACGCAACATATGAAACTCACCCTCTCACAACCATCAAAGATGCCTTGCCAAGGCTGGTCAGTACCCGCTTTAGCATGCAAAACGGGCAGTAAGCTCGCTCAAGTCGCTGGCTCTGTATGCCATGGCTGCTATGCCTTATCCGGCTTTTATCGCATGCCTAACGTGCAGCGTGCCTTGCAAGAGCGTCTCGCCCTAATGGACTCGCCCCAATGGGTGCCAGCGATGATCGAAAAAATCCGCAGTACAGAGAAAAGCGGATATTTTCGATGGTTCGATAGTGGCGACTTACAGTCTCTAAAAACGCTCAAAAGTATCGTTCGCATTGCTCTAGCGTTGCCTGAAATACAATTCTGGCTCCCGACTAAAGAGTATGGGATTGTCAGTGAGTATTTCGAGCTCTACGGCCCGTTTCCAGCTAACCTTACTGTGCGTCTTTCCGCTTACATGGTAGATAAAGCTGGCCCTAACAGTCTCGCGCAGCATATGGGCCTTACCACCAGCGAAGTCTCATCAACGGAGGGGACCTGTCCTGCGCCTGCGCAGGGCAACAAGTGCGGCGACTGTCGCAACTGTTGGGATAAGAGCGTTCAAACGGTCACCTACAGACTCCATTAATGAAAACCGCCCTCTTTTCCATCGTTTCACGCTGTAACGTAGCAGACTCGCACCGAGAGGTGCTCTGCTACGCTATAAGCCGTCTAAAACCCGAATTTTGGCAAGCTCAGCGCCTATCCTGGCGAGTACAGTTTGCGCGCGCTTGCCGCGAGTTACACACCGAAAACCGTCGTTTATATCGGGACATCATGAGAGGCATACTCTAACCCCTTGCCAAGCAATCGCCCCTAGGTTCAGCGCCTAGGGGCTCTTTTGCGCCTTTTCCCTATGCCTTAACCTTCTCCGTTTCAACCTTTTCTAGTATCTTTGGTCTGAAAGGCGCCGTCTTTTGACGCTTTTTCGCACCAATACGCACCCATACCCAGCACCCGCATCGTCGCATCACCCAGGCCGTTTTCGGCTCTCGATTCCCCAAAGCAAAAACCTTTTTTGAAATTTGAATTTAGAAAACCAATTTTGATTTTGAAATCCGAGTTTAGAATTTAAATTTGAAATTTGAATTTGAAATTCGGATAAGCAAAACCAAAACCAACACACACATGAAAAACCGATACCCCGCCAATTGCAGCGAATGCTGCACCACTGTGCCAGCCCAGGCCGGCACTCTCTCCCGTACCCGCCGTGGCTGGGCCGTCCTCTGTCCTGACTGCACAGCCGGAGCTGAACCATCCAGCGACCTTAACGAGGCACTCGCCTGGTCGCGCGGCAACGCAACATCCTACGGCGTCGTCACGTCCTCAGGCTGGCGTGGCATCCGCAACCGGGCTGGGCGCTGTGAGGACGCGCCATGCTGTGGGTGCTGCGCGTTTTGAAAACCAAAATCAGAAAACCAAAATCAAAATCCATGAATTCAAACATGAAAACTATCTGTCGGAAAAACGGTGCCGTATCCCTTTGGAACATTCTAGAGGGTCGACGCTGCACCTATCGGAGCGTGGTGCCGCCCGCAGTGATGGCCACTCTATCGGATGAGGAGCGCCGAAGAATCATCACGCACCTTGCTAGAGTTTCAAGTCGTCAACCTTAAATTCAAATTGAAATCCTAAAAATGAAAACACGTTGCCACCTCATCAACATCGACGGACTTTGGAAGATTGAACCTTTGCCACCTGCGGAGGGTTCCAGCAAGTGGTGCTTTATCGAGGCAGATGCTCATCTGTGGGCGAAGAAATATAACCTCAAATTGATCCGGGCTCGGTGGTTGGATACCGACCGCAATCTTGAGGCTTTTCCTAAGATGCAGGACGCTTAATTCGCGCCCATTCCGCGCACCTCGCTAGCAACCTGGCGCAAGCTCTGGATCAGCACCCGGAGCCTCTGCGCCAGCGTGACCTCACGCTTGTGCGCCAGCGCGTACATGGCCCGCCACTTCGCGGCTTCCTCCGCGTAGAACTCCGCTTCCTCTTCTAGCGCGGCACATTCCTCGCACATAATTCGCTCTCCAATCGTGCGATGCGCACATGTTGCGCCTGGATCACGCGCCAATACCGTTCGGTCAGGTCGCGCAGGTCGAGAACCTCGTTGGCTAGGTCAGCCTGCTCTTGTGAAACCAGTTTTGAAATTTGATTTTCAATTTTGAAATTTGAATTTGAAATTTGAATTCCAGAATCAGCCTGCAAATTTGGAATTGAAGTCGCCTTTTTCCATCCCAACCTTGCAAGGGCGTCACTCGTTTTCAATCGTTCCAACATGATCGTCTTGTGCTTTCGGCGGCTTAAGGGCCGCCATGAAAGCGGCAGAGATGTCGTTGTTCGTGTGCAGATGCACATGCTGGTGCAGCTGATCCGGCACCTTGTTCTTCTCCAGATTAGCATACTTGTCCAACGTGATCCCCAGTGCCAGCACAGCATCCTTCGCGGACATCTCCGGCATAAGCTCCATGACCCGCTGGGCAGCGCCATCGATCACCGACTGTAGCTTGGCCTTCAGATTCGTATTGAAGTACGCATTCCTGAACTGGCTATCCATGTCCAGCGCCGATACCTTGATCTCGTCCACACTCCGCTCGCTGATCCCCAACTGCATCGCAATGGCCCGGCTGTGTTGGCCTGTGACGAACAAGTCGAGCACCTTCTTTTGGATCTCGGGCGGAATGCCGGCAAGCGCCCCTTGACCGTTAACCTTCTCCATGATCACACCCGGCACATGCTTCTCCAGCTTCACCCCGCTCAACCCAGCAAGCTGCCGCGCACGGCTCTCAGGCGAGCGGTACACGGCGTTGCGTTTCTTGCGTTTGGGTGTCTCGCTCATTCTCGTTCGCTCATAAACGACAGGTCTTCTGCCGTGATCCCGGTGATATCACCGAAGGCAGACTCCTTGATGGCCTGTAGTTGCATGTAGTACTTGTCAGCCTTGAGCGCAATCTTGAGCTGAATGTCAGCCTCAATTTCCCGCTCCTTTTTCAAAATTTGAATTTCATTTTTCAGTTTTGAAATCTCCTCCTCAGCCTGAAGCAGAAGGATCTCTGCGGCAATGGTGTGTTCTGGTGTGTTCATGTTACTTAAGCCACTTATCTATTGCCTCATCTAAAAATTTATACTCAACTTTCCACTCTGGATCATTTGCAAGTTCTGGCCTTTCAATTAATTCAGTAAGCATATTGAATGCTCTACAAACAAGCCGAAGAACGTCATCACGTTCAATGCCAGCAACTATAAGTTTTTGCCGATACTGTGGAAGTTCATGGTGATACTTTTCTGCGTCAGTCATTTGGTCATATGTTTTTGTCATAATCATTTTTGTTTAACGTACTCTATACCATGTTGCTCAAGCAGCGCATACAGCCGTAACGCCTCGCGCTTCCATGTCACCCGCTTGGGTGGCACCTCGATGCCGGCCAGCCCCTTCAGCTTGTTCAGCGTGCCAGCGCCAATCCCGCGCACGTTGCCCGGTGTCGTGAACGACCAGCGCAAGTCTTGCATGTTGCTGATGTTCATTAACTCGATGTACCGCGCCATCTTGAAATCGAGCGGCGCAATCCCACTGCGAGCTTCGACCCGGCGTATCCACAATTGACGCTTATTCATTGCTGCCATATTTCTTTAGCTCGTGTAGCAGGATGTGCTTAAACGTCTCGCTGCCATCATTAACCAGCGTGAAGTCCGGGCTGATCCGCTCTTGCTCCGTCTCGGACACATGATTCATAGGGTCTACGCCGAATCGCCTGACTCGGATGACGATCCCGCCATGCTCGCGGATAGCCGCAGCTTCGTTGAGGAAGCGTACGTCGTCGATGACGAGTAGTCTGTCGGGCGGCATGAAGCCTACCCACAACTGCGGATCATACGCCCGGCCTGCCATGCCTAGGTCTTGCAGGAGCTTGCGCCCACGCTCGTCTTTGTTGCCATCCCAACCCATGTAGCAGCCAGCAAGCCGCTTGATTTCGTGTGCAAACGAGAACAGTCGATACGCAGGATAACACTCCTTGACGATTGAAGCTGCGTAGCTTTTGCCTGAGCCGGATAGCCCGGTGAAGCCGATGATCTTGGTGCGGAGGATCATTTCTGTGTGCAAGTGTGTGTGCAATTACATGTTCCAGCAAAGTAGCGGATCTCTGCAATCCGCCACTTGAATCCCGCATAAGCAAGGAATGGGAACAAAATAACAACGATGATGTATTTTGTTTTGTCGGTCATTTCGCCTCCTTTACTGCTGCGATTAACTTGTCAGCGCACCATACAGCATCTGTCACAATTGTTGATTTGGGATATTCTGAGCTTACAAGCAAACCCTGCATTGCCATCGCCGCAATCTCAAGCCGAGACGGTTCTGGGCGGGTTTCTTCAAGTTCTTTGCGCAACTTGATTACTTCATCTTCCCAAGAATCACATGAACACTCTAGGTTTTTGTTTAGTTGTTGCAACTCATCTAGCCTTAGAGCAGCTAAAGACACCAAGGATTTTGTAAGCGGCCCTTCTGGGTTTAATGATTTAAGATTTTCTATAAGTGCGTTTGTGGTCATTTGTCCTCCTTCTGTGTCAGCTTATACGCCTGCGCCAGCACAAGGTCAGCGTCGAGTAGTGCAGCCCGGTCGTTGGCAAACGCCGAGTGAGCGTCGTAGTGCCGTAGCAGGCAGTGCTTGAGCTGCTCGATAGCGGATGCAGCCTGGGCCAAGACGTGCTTGTACATGAGTAGTTCGTTTTGCGCGTCCATTAGTTGTACTTGTGCCACTTGTTGTTCTGGCTAATCCCCATGCGACGTAACGCAGTTCGGGGCTCGTAACCGATGCCAATGAGCGCATCAACCATCTCCTCGTCTGAAGGCCACACTTCCTTGCGGAAAGTGAAAGGATGTGCGCGGAGCCACATGTCTAGGTCAGGCCACCGGTCCGGCACCGTCTTGTCCGCAAAGTAATCCCACCACACAATCTGCGCCACAAACACCTGCATTCTCACGGGCAACTCCATGATCCGTGACTTCCAGTCCCGTGGATCTACCTTCCGCAATTTGGCTACCCAGCCGTTCGATTGTCTCTGTCTTTGTCTTGTTCTCATCTTTTAGTCGTTTGTTTTCTTGTGTTAACACATGGATCTTCTCCATGAGGTTGTCGATTAGTTGAGCACTCATTCTCTGTCGAGTATTAAGCTCAGCGCCAAAGCTATGATGCTCAGCACGGCAATAGCAACCTGAATTTTAGGTGGGTTCTTCATTCTTGTTCTCTTTAGCGTCGCAGTCTTCGCAGATCCAGTCATCAAACAAGTCTTGCGTGAGCCAGATGCCACACTCGGGGCATGTGGGCAGTTCTGCCAGCGGGTCGCTATCACCAGGGTAGCCTGTGCTGATCATTTCGCCTCCTCCCATTTACCTATCGTCTTTAGAAACGCCTCTGCGCGTTCGCGAGCTGTAACGTCTAATATGTCGCTCGCTTCCATGCGTTGCCAGTTGTGTGGATTTTGTAGTTTCCCAAGCTCGTCGATGTAATCGTACCGCATGTAGTAATCTTTACGCCACAAGTGCTGTTCAGCGTCATGCATCGCGTTGAGGTCGTTAACGTAATCCGGCAGGTCTGGACGCAACTCTGCGCCGTTGTCGAATCCCTTGTAAAAGCCAGATCCGCCTTCAATCGCAAAGTCACGCCACCCGCAGACTTCCGCAATAGCCTGATTGATTTGCTCGTCGGTCATGGCTCCAACTCCCGTTCAAGATATTCTTTCGCTATTCGCAAACCCATCAAGATGCGAGAGATGTCCGCAAGTTTGATCTCCTGGTTGCGAAGATCGTTTGAGATTCTCTCAATATCAGCAATCACACTCTCAATCTGTTTTTTTGTTGGTGTCATTTGCCCCTCCATTCTTGCATTGCCGATACCGCAAACGCTGCACTAGCCCAAAACAGGACGAGCAATACAATGGCCTCCCATAGCTCTTCAGCGAAGTAAGCGATGGCCAGACCATCAAAGACAGCGAGGGTAGCAAAGCCCCACAGGTATGGGACTGCTTTGTTGGAGTTGTCAGGTTCTAGTTTCATGTAACTTTGGTAGTGTTTATTCATTGTGGAATGTTGCAGTCTTGCCGTGGAAGCGCAGGTTGGCGCTGACGCCACACGGCCCATTGCGTTGGATGGGTATGCTAATCTCGCGAAACTCGGCCTCGTCAGAGAGCTTCACAACCATCACGGCTGTAGCGTCTTGCCCGATTGCACGACTTTCACGAGCTTTGCCCTGCTCATTTAGTTGCGTAATGCTGATCACAAGGCAACCTAATTCGATGCCAAGCAGGCGCAAACTCCGGCTGACCTCGGCCACCTCACGCTCGCGGCTTGAGTCTTTCCCGAGGTCGCACCGTACAAGCTGGATGTAATCGACAAACAGGACACCCAACCCATCCGGGGACTTCGCCATTGCCCGTGCCGTGGCGCAGATGTTGGCGATGTCGTACAGGTCGTCCCGCACCACCAAACGGCTCGCATTGAGCTTCTGGATGGCACTGTGGACACCTCTGATGTCGCGCTCCAGCTTGGCTCCCTCGGCGAGGGTACGCAGGCTGACGCTGCCTAGCCGGGCGACAAGCCGGTCGATGATCTGGTTCGCAGGCATCTCAAGCGAGATGACGAGGATTCCTTTGTTCATCTAAGTCCATTCATCGGTCTTGCCGAGGTATGCGAGTGCTGCCCGGTGTACGGTTCCAGCACATACTTCACCTCGATCAGATCCGTCGATTGATTCTCCGGCAGTAGCATGAGCTGCTCCATCTTGGAGCCGAGCGCGTCTTTCGGCCCGATGCAGACGATGTCCTGCGTGCGCTTGGGGCGCGGCAGCTCCACGTCTTGCAGCACGTTTGTACGGCGTATGAGTACCCAGTCGCTCATGGTTGCGCCTCCTTCCATTTACCGAGCGTTTTCAGATACGCCTTCGCCTTTTCTTTTGCGGTAGCATGGCAGATGTCTTGCATGAAGGTGGCTAGATGCATCAGGTAGATCCTCCACTGCTGCATGTTCAGCGACTTCTCCGCCAAATGCATGGCGTTGAGATCATTCACCCAGTCCCACAATTCGTCGCAGGTACAGTCTATGCCGTTGGCCGTCCACACATAGACGCCATCTTCCTTGCGCCAGCCCATCGCGTCAGCCATAGCCGCATTAATCTCATCGTCGCTCATATTAGTCCTCCCATCTGTTGTATGAGTTTTTCTTTTGTTCTGCGTCGCGCAAACGAAAGAAGGCGGCACTTTCAAACCAGTTTAGCAAAAACAATCCAATTCCAGAAACTCTACGTTTCTTGTGTCTTGCTGCATGTGAAAGCAACCACTTTTTTGCCTTCAGCATCTCTTTGTAAACAGCCTCTTCTCCGTACCTGTTGATGGCAAGATCAAGAATGTCTTTTGGGCAGCGAGTGCATCCGTCAGTCATTAAAAACGTCATCCCGTAAATCTGATCTCGCAATGTTGCGTCACTTAGTTCGTCGCTCATGCTTCCTCCCATCTACGCGGCAGCATCACGCGCATCGTTGGTGGACCGGGCCACACATCTTGATCGAGGCACAGCTTGTACTGCGACAGTGTCACGTCGAGCTGCTGGTTAGCAATGTCGATGAGTTCGCTCGACGCCTTCACCCACTGACTGAGATGGGGCGCTTGCATGTCCACAACCAAGAAGTAGAAGTCAATGTCCTCTTGGCCGGTGATCTGCTCTAGACCGTAGGTGTACCAAGCGGCTTGCTTGTCGTAGCCAAAGCCAAAGAACTTGTGGTCGAACTTAGACCAGTCGCTGGTTGTCTTGAGGTCCACGATTGCTGGCCTGCCCTTGATCTCGCTTATCATGTCGGGGCGTCCCTTGCACTGCACACCGTCACGCTCCCAGAACATGGACGCCTCGATCACCTTGTTGGCGGTGACCATCTCAAGCAGCGGTTCCACGGCAGCGCAGGCACCCTCTACACGCGCCCCTTCGTCCTCGTTGAGGATAACCTTACCGATGTTAGCCTGGCAGAAGTTCTCCCATGTCAGCTTGCCTTCCTTCGTGCGTCGGTCGCACGCTGGAGCGATAGCGTAGTCACAGCGCCCCTCCAGCGCCAAGCTGTGGACGAGTGTGCCAAGTTCCATCTCGCGGGACGGCTTCCACTCCTGACTCTCCTTCCATTTGTAGTACGACGGGCAGACTGCAAATGCGTCCAGGCTGTGCTTAGACAAGCCCGGTGTCGCCCGATACTTTGTCATTTCCCAGTTGTAGTGTATTTCGTTTTTCATGTTTGTGTTTGTTATGGGTTGATTTCAAGCGCCCCGCACCCAACAATTCTGCCGGATTCGTCGCGGATGAGTTTTGTTGGACTAGCCAAATCGGTTCGCCGCGGCAACGACGTTCTGACGTAAGCCGGGACAATGTACAGGATACCGTCCATCGGGTCGGGCAGGTTCGACACTTTCGACTCCTTGCAGCACATGATGGGGACACCGTCGGCATCGCCAACTTTGGACAGGTGACTATGCACTTTGACGGAGTGACCGCTGGGTTCCACGATACCGTAACCAGTGATGGTGATATCGTGCGGAGTTAAGTTAATTAGTTTCATTTATTAGGTTTGCAATTATGTTGAGTGCGAGCATCGTCTTGCCGGACTTGGTCTCTCCACCGATGACGACGAAGTCTCCGTATCTGATCGGGCAGATATTGTCGATAGCAGAGTAGCCAGTCTTTATCCGCATCGACTCGTCGTCGCCTGTTTCGTAGCGGTTGAGCGCATTGAGCAGGAGCGCCTTCGTATCCATCACCTTTGGCGGTGCCAACTCCCGGGACAAGCCCTCCACCTTCATCACGACATCACTGAGCAGTTCCGGCGTCTGCACAGTCGAGTCGCCAATCGCCATGAGCACTTCATGCGCGACATGCTGCAAGGTGCGCCGCTTAGCCGTGGACTTGACGATCTCGATAAGCTCGCCAATCGCGCCGGCAATAGGCATGAGCGTGTAGAGTTCGCTGAGTTCATGGAACTGGGTCGTCGGCAACGTCTCGCGTACCTTCTCGAAAACCACACGAATTTCTGACGAAGCGTTGCGGCTCTGCTGCTGCAAGATGATCTCGCACACTCGATGACTCAGCGGCTCAAAGATATCCGCCACCTTGAAGTTCTTCTCGCTAATGTGGTGAAGGAACACCTCGGGGTGGTTCAGCGCAATCGACGCTATGCCTCGCTCGGCCTCAGTAGCAGTCGGCACTACCGTGTCAGGCGGCAGCTCCACCGGCTTGCGCCTACCAGCTTTCTTGGGTTCCATTTGTGGTCAGTAAGCTGTCCCGCTTAAGCAGGGTCTTGATCGGTGTACGCACCATCGACGATGCACGGGAGAGCCAGCCGTTAAGGTAGCGCCCCATACCGCGGGCGGTCTTGCGACGGTGGACGTCGGCCTCGATCCAAGCGTGTGCCTTCCATAGTTCCTGCTCAACGGTCTTCTCACCGTAAATGGTGATAAAGTCTTTCATAAGCCCGGGCGGCACCTTCCACTCTTTGCCGTCTTGAGTGACGAAGGTAATGTCGTACAGGCTCATCGTTTTGCCTGACTCGGGGTCTTGCTTAAGTTCATCGACCATGTCTTGCACGGACGTGTACCGTCTGCCGGACGGCTTGAGCAATTCGCGCTCTTCGTCCGTGAGCACAGGCAGTCCCGCCATCGCGTCGGCCAAATCCTGCGCGGGCTGCACCGGCTCAGGTGTCACGGGTGACTCTGGCTGGCTGACGATCTGACACGGCTCTTCAAGAGGGACAATCAGTTCGACTTTGGTGCCGCTAACGTATGTTATATTGATGCTGATGTTCATAAGATGTGCGCGTTGTGCAGTCGCGCCCCTGCATGGTGCAGAAGCTGTCTAGTCTCCCCCAGTATCACGCCATCCGATCGCGAATCACACTCATCCAGTAGTCGATCATGCGGTAGGCCATCTCGACATATTCAAACTCTGTAATTTCCTTTTGGCTCAACAACTTGTTGTATGAAGCCATTCTGCGCTGCACGTTGTCTGTAATTTGTTGTGTGGTCATAATTTTAGATTTATCCTAGTCTCTCCCAGTGTCACGCCCATTGACCCTTGGCGGCGTTCCCGATCTCGCGTCCGAGAATTGCGCTGTCTCTCCAGCCGTCACACCACTCAGCGACCGGATCTCCCAGTCCTTGCTCGCCGGAGTATCCAGCGGGGCAGGTGTCACAAAATAGGATGGTACTCTGATTTGCAAGCGTCCATTCCTTCTCGCAGTAAAGCAAAAAAGAAATGTGCATCCATCGTCACCTTCCAACAAGAACGACTCTTTTTGTGAGCAACGATGTATGGCTTGACACCGCGATCTCGATCAGCCTGTTCACAGGCTTTCTCAAGATTAAGGGACTCAACGAACTTAACCTCCATGTGAAGGCTGCGTAACTCGTCACAGATAACATCTGGACTGTCAGATCCCCCAGAGAATTGCTGGCCCCGCCTTGCGGTGAAGCCAGCCTCCCTGAGCATGTCACGCCAGAGACGTTCGCCCCTACACCCCTTGGCTCGGCTGTTTATTTTGGGCATCGCGCTTAAGCTTTAGCCAGTAATTGACTTCCTCCATTGAGAACCGCAGGCAACGGGAGCTGATCCTGTGATGAGGGATTTTCCCTTCACGCGCCCACTTAAGCACGGTCTGAAGCGAGACGTTTGCCATTGCAGCAATATCTTTGGCCTTTACCATTTGAGATCGTCCTCCTCAAGTTCAATTTCTTCCTTCTTTACCGCTGGCTTAGTCTGCGCTGAGGGGAATGCCTTGGCAAATCCCGCACGGTCTGCGGAAATGAACAGTGACGTAGCGATAGCCTGCAACTGCTCTGGCGTGACGTTGGCTTGTCCACCAACCCACTCTGCGGCTTTAATGGCTTCAGCCATGAGCTGTGCCGCCTGGAAGAGCGCACGCTTGGCGTCTGCCACCGTCAACGAGATCGGCGACGAAGCCAGCACCGGCTTGCGTGGTCCGGCTGCTGCGACGGCTGCGCCGGCATCGTCGATGATTGCGCACTGGTCGGTGATCTTCAGCTCGTTCTCACCAGAGTGCGAGGATGTCTTCACGCTGATGCCCTGAAGACCTTTCTTGCCAGCCTGTGAACGAAGCGTCACCATCTGACCCTTGAGGTCGCCGATCTCGTCTGGCATCCAGAACGATGCCCTGCACTCGCCGGTTGCATCCTGAAGGATCGCGTTCTGCACGCGCCAAGGTCCAAACTTGCCCTCACCAGTTTTGGGCGGGAACGTCGCCTTGATCGTCACCCGCATCTCACCAATCACTGAACCGTCGGCCAAATTGGCCAAATCACTAATTTGTGCTACTTTCATTTTTTGTAAGGTTTCATCGATGAACCATTCACCGAATGCCGTGCAAGCTACACGTTGCTTGTCTGCACGCAACTACTTTTTTGATTTTATTTTGTCGTCCTCGTCGTCGTCCTCGTCATCTTCTTCATCCCCACACTCTTCTATCCATGAGTGTTCCAGCACTCTTTCCTTGTGCATTAGGTTAATGTGCATGTCTCGAGCAAAACGATTCCCCCAGCCGCTCTCGTAGCGGTTTGTGTTGTCGCTATCCAGCTCATCCTGCGCCTGGACAAGGATTTCGCCGCACTCAAAGTGTTCAGAGAGAATGTCCTTTGCGCGTTGGATGATCGCTTGGCGTTCCTTTTCCTCGGGCGTCATAGCTTGTAGTGTATGGTCGGAATGATTCTGCCGTCTTGAGTCTTATGGTAGAACTTCTGCCGCATAGCCTTCTTTTCAAGAAGAATTCTTTTTGTGGCAGTTCTTCCAATCTTCAGATGTTGAGCGATTTGGCTTAACGTGTACCATCCAGGAGGTGCTGGTTGTAGCTCCAGATTCTCCGCAAGCTGCGTGAGCCAATCTCCCTTTACAGCGGGAGCTTGAACGTCCCGTCTTTTAGTTCTTTTGTTAGCCATACAATTGTCTCGTTGTCAGTATATTCGCCCCACGCCCAGCCTCTGCTCCAAGCGGTGGTTGCAATCCTATTCTCCGCATAGCCAGCCATTTCGGGATCTCCGAGCCACCCAACAGAGTAGCCAGTCACACCTTTAATGCGCCGTCCTTCAGCGATTTGTACACGGTGAATATGCCCCATGACAAGCTTGGTGTACCTGCCGTGGCACATGCGCTCTGCGCTGTCCCTAAGCGCGTTCTCGCTGTGCAGGTAACCGTGCTGGAACAGAGCGTCACCCAGCCCAACGAAGCCAGTTTTAAGTTTGTAGTCGTACACCTTGCACTTGATCGCCTTGGCCCGGTCGTGGATCTGGTGATAGACGCGGGTCGCCAGAGCCGAGATGATTGCTTTCGGGTGACTCATCAGTGTGACCAGCCGGGCCTCATGGTTGCCGAGCAGGTAGTGCTGTGGACGCAGCGCGGAGATGAACGCGAGACCGTCGTTCAGGTCAGCCTCGGGATCGACCGCTGAGTCGGCGTTGTCGTTAGTCAGCGCCCCGGTTCGTAGGCACGTCATGTCGATGGCATCACCGAGATGCAGCACCGTGTCCGGCTTCCATCGGTCACGAAAGCGGAGGACTTCCTTGAGTACAGCCTGGTCGGCCATGTAGCCGTGGCTGCATGAGACTGCAAGGAAGCGTTTCCACTTCCGTGTGATGTTGGCCATGAGAGCTATTTGCGCTTGCGGGCAGCCTGTTGGCGAGCGGCGTCCTTTTGTACGCGATAAGCGATTGCCACAGCCTGCTTCTGCGGCTTGCCGGCACCAAGTTCGCGCCGAAGGTTTTCGGTAAAGGCTTTGTCGGATGCGGATTTATTCAGAGGCATATGCTTTTTCCTTTGCTCGAATTTGTTGGATGACTTCGCGATACGTTAAATTCGTGGCTTTTTTTATAGCCGTTTCTTCATCGTTAAAAATTCCAGGAACTTGTGAACCAGTCTTATCAAATAATCTAATTTTGCCGTTTGTTGGCTTGATCATTTTGTATCCAAGACTGTTGTCTACCTTAATGAAACTACCGTTTGGCATTTGTTCATTTGTTGTATTGTCTGGCAAAAATGCCATTGCAATACGCTTTTTTTCAAGCTGCTCAACGGACTTTTGATCATTGTAAATCTCAAATGCATTTATGAATCGTTTAGTCAGCGCAAATTCTTCTGGTGAATCTTTTGGCGTTTTAGGAATAGCTTTTAAGATTTTGCGTGCAAGTGGAGACTCGTAAAAACTAGCAACTCGATCCAGTAGTGTTGCTCCGGCTACTGTTTTAACTGCGCCTTGACCAGCTAATGCCGCTATAGCAGCCATAGGCGCAACTGCACGCTGGCCCGTATTTGGATCTGCCTGCAACTCTACAGCAGGCGATGTCAGTCGAAGCATGCGGGTCAACCCTTCAATTTCGTCCCTTTGAAGTGTGTTTTTAAAAAAGATGTTAGAGTCCTTCTTAAGTTGATTAAGTCTTTTTTCCACCAAGGTCGCGCTAGGTTCTAGCGTGGTTTGATTAATAGAATCGCTCAAAGCCTTTTCAAGCATTGCATACTGAGCGTTGCGCCTACCTTCTGGACTAAGATTGTCATACACCAACTTAACTTCGCTTGGCTTGGCGCTAAACAGCAACCTTGATGCAGCTTCTGGCTGAACATCTCCCATATTTAATATGTGACGCAATCCACT